TAATTCTCCTTCTGGGATACTAATTACCAACGGCATCTCGTCTCAACTCCATTCTATTGTTTTCTTCACTGATTAATTGGTAGCTTCCGGTAATGCGGCCTGCTGCTTTGCAGCCTCTTCTGCTAAGGCTTTCGGCACAATGCCATTGATGAAGTCAGCCGCCTTGTTCGCATCGGTAGACAGCTCCATGAAGAGCTCTGAGTAAGCTTCTGTCTGTGAAAATTCTTCAGCAAGCGGTTTTCCATCACGAATCTTGATGAATGCCTTGCCGTCGGCTGATTTCTCGCCGTAAGACTTGAGAATGATCTGCTTGAATGCTTCGGTGATTCTCTCCTGATCCTTCGAGTCGATGATGCTCTGAAGCATAGTTGCCAAACCACCTGCGGAAGCCATTTCCCGCTCCATAAGTTCTGCTTTGGTCAGATTGAACATGAAGTCCTCAGTTCGCTCTACTCCATTGTAATCTGTGTAGGTAATCTTCTTAGTTAACATAGTTGTGTTCTCCTTTCAATTTTAAAAGGCGGAGACTCGAATAGAATCCCCGCCATAGCTGCTTAAGTCATTTTAGCCTTCGGTACCTGTAAAGATCTCAATAACCTTCTCCGGAAGCGGAAGCTGTGCCTCATCAGAGTCAGTACCATACAGAAGATCCTCAAGAGCCTTGAGCTTAGTAGAGTCAACAGCAGAGGAATCAATCGTAATGGTAGATGCCGGCTTGAATCCCGGTACATCAAGCGGAGTAGTGGTGATCTCCCAGCTAAGGGTGATACCTTCCGGTGAATCATTGATGGTTGTGTAGCTTCTCTCAGACGGAGATGCAGTAGCATTGTAGATCAGATGAAGCTTGTAAGCATCATCGTCCTCAGTAGCGGTATCGTTCTGAATCTGAGTTCTGTAAGACAGACCAAACGGATTACGAGACTGCTGCCCGATAACAACGCCCTTTGCAATCTCTGCGGAGCCATCGCACTTCGCAAACTCTTCCGGAGAAGTGTAAGCCTCAATGGTAGCACCGAATGTCTCAGCCGATCTCAATGTAGCATACTTAATGTTGTCGGCATAAATGTCATTTGCTTCTGCACCAGAAGGGCTCTCAGTAATACCTGTGATACCATTCCAAACAACACCCTTCGGGTAAGCGCCTGTTGAATCCTGCGGATAAAGGACCGCATGGTCGACACCAGTCTCAAGGAATCTTTCGCCGACCTTATCCCATACAAGTTTAGACATAATAAAATCCTCCTCTTAAAAATATAATGTGTAGGGGTAGTGATGGAGGTTGTCCGCAATGTAATGTTTATTTGCTTTACAAAGCGGCAATTCCAATAATTTACGATTAACCTCACTATCAGGATCCGGATCATAAGTAATAAATGTAATATCATATGATCTTGTAAAGTGATAGGGATGATTATTCGCATGAATGATACCCGTAGTGTTTAATTCATACACAATTGCCGGGTAGGTCATTCTTACAGACTCAGGGGGTTGAAAGTAAACCTGGTTACTTCCTAAAATATCCATAAGCAATGTCTGGAGTTCTTCTCTAGGTCTCACCATGATACTCACCCCCAACTGTAAGAATTAATCTTGGACGCTCTACTTCGATGTTTGTTACTTTCCATTTCACGCCCATATAGGTAGCATATCGAATAGACTGAAGATTCTGATAGGCAAAGGGGTCTCCGATGATACTAATTACGTTTGAGATATTAATATCATCATTGAATCCAGTTGTCTGTACCGCAAGTACGTTTTTGGTCATCTCAGCCTTGTATAGTTTTTCCGTTATCTCCGGAACCCAAACTCCAGGCTGCTGTTCAACAGTCCTGACATACCCGATCATACAACTAAACTTTGCCATTTTGAATTTTCCTCCTAGCCTTCGACATTAGCCGTCTTTGACTTCAGCACGATTGCAGAATACGGCTTAACCAGTGCACCAGAGCAACGAGTCTCCATCAGGTACTTCTGCTGGTTGTAGTCGATGTCGAAATCGTCGAACATGTTGATCTCTCCGCCCTTGTCAGCGCCAACATTGTAGTCCTTCAGATCGACGATCAGACCATAAACTCCATCCGGGCAGATACCCTTCGGCAGTTTCACGATACGATCGACATTCAGAGCCGCTGCAAGTTCGGTCAGAGTCGGATACAGACGAGTTCCATTGAGAGTCTCCATCAGGAGCATCGGAGTGATAACGGACGCCGGCATAAATGCAGTAAGATTACCAGATCCCTGATAGTCATCCTGAGCGCTAACGCTGGTACGAATGATCGCATGGGAAACAGTCTCATCTGTCTCCGGATCAACCTCTGCCTGAATGGTGTAAAGCTTGTCATCGTTATAGATCGGGCGAATGTTAGCCTCCGGAATCTTATCCTCAGAATCGCTGAGACGTCCATCACCGAAGAGAATAGCACGAGCGATTTCCTCATTGAGCATCATTCTCATCTCGGTCTTGATCCAAGCTACTACATCGAAATCCGTGATGTCTGTTACATCATCGCGATCCAGCTTCTGTTTCTTGTAGATCGTGGTCGGGGTCGTAGTTCTCTTTAATAGAGTAAATACTTCCTCTTTCTTACGGTTACCCTTCATGTAACCCTTAGCTCTTGCCTCATCCTCGGTGATGTCTGCAAATACAGACTTGATGCGGCTGAATGGTGAGTGGGATACACCGTTCATTGTCTGATCAACCCAACCTGACGGCTGACGGCTGATAAAGCCAGGAGTATCCTGAAGTGTCTTTGCATCCGGGAATAACCACTCGATATCCTTGATTCCATAGTCATCTGCATGAGCCAGGAAGCTTTCTTTCAGACTACCATAACGCTTACCATCGTTAAGGATTGTCTGCATTGCGTCATGTGCCAGAACACCGCCCTGCTGCTCATCCTGGTCAAACAAATTGTGTTTCATATCTTCTTCTCCTCCTTCATTGTCCTCATTACCGGACTTCTTGTCTTCTAAGGCAGCTGCAACCATGATATACATGGCTTTCTTCTGCTTTTCATTCATTGTGGCGATGACGTCCTCAACGGTTTCGGCATCGTCGGTTTTCTTCTCTGTATCTGCCACAGACTTTTCCTCCTCTTTCTTTGTGGTATCTGCATGGGAAAGCTCACCAGTTTCTTCCTCATTAGACTGAGGAGTCTCTTCCGAATCCTCATCGGCAGAATGTGCAAGTTCGATCTCACCATCATTGTAGATGATTGCAGAATATCCATCCTCATCGCCATGAACGGCAATGTTCTCGATATATGCACCAGGATTTGCCCCTGCCAATACAAGACTTACTTCTTTAATATCCCCATGTAAAACATCATGGCCGGATTCTCTTAATCCGTTTGCCCAAATCGATAATGCGGTAATATCACCGTGTTCGATTAATGTTCTTGCATTCTTTCCGGCATCACTGTTATTGAGTGAGCAATAAGCATAGACACCATCACTGTTGTTCTTAAGCAATGCTTTGCCCAGAACATTGAATGCGTCATTGTGATTGTGATTCCATACCAACGGTACTACTTCGCCGTCACAATGTTTGAATGCATCTTTACGAATGATCCGACCATCTGTGCAACGAATGTCGTTTCGTGTGGCCCAACCACTGAAGTCAACGATGAATTCGTTTTCATTCATTTTGAATTTCCTCCTCGTTCGAATTTGTCTCTCCGTTCATATACTGCTGTTCTGTCTCTTTTGACTGATTGAGGTTAGCATTTACAAGCATATCCGCTTTTGGATCGTCCACCGGTTTCATACCGATGATCTGCCTAATCTCATTTGAAGTCACAATCTCATTCCTTGTAAACTTGTCTGCAATTTCTGCAATCTCCGAAGCCGGTACAAGTTTGAACGGATCTGAGAAGAAGATGATAGATTGCTTTTGTGTACGAGCAGTTTTGGTAAGAAACTTTCGTTTCATTTCATCGACGATGGCCGAGATGATTGGTTCGATCGTACGATTATTATAGTTGAGCATTGCTTTCTCGTCTGCAGTGCCATTCATGATCTCCTGAGTGATCCCTAACTGGCTGTATAGCATACTCGTCAAGTATTCAATCTGTGACATAAGATGGTTGTCTACAGAACGATTCAATTGTGTGATGTGCTCTGTGGCATCCGTATAAGCAATGCCATACTTAGAGCCCGCCAACTGCTCTTCTATGTTCGCACGGCGTTCCTCAGCCTGCTGTTTACGAGCTGTAGATTTGATTGTATATGGAAGCTGAATGATCAGATCCAATTTCCCAGCTCCAGACTGTTCATCGACATCATCTAAAATATTCAGTTTTCTAATCAAACGTTGTAAAGTAGAGTTTGGTTCATTCATTACGGCATAGAGCGGATTTTCTACAATTGCCACGATCTTTTTTGGAACCACGACATCTTCTTTTCGACCTTTTTGGTCATTGTAGACTCGTATACGAACCTGATCCGGAAACCACTCTAATATTTGAGCGGTTCTCATAGTAGTGATGTCGTAAGATCCACTAATCGGATTGAGCGTCGTGTCTATTGGTACAAGCGCTACAACACCTTCATCCATCATGGACAATACGGCATCCTGTATGAATGCCCTACTCGTTTGATCTTTGTTTGCCTCTAATGTAAGACAATTGTTCAGTCCAGAATCGATCATATCATCGAAACGATTCTTATCATCCAGACGCACATGCTGTATTTCAAGTGCTGCTACGTCAAGGGCAATACGATTATAAACTGCGGTAACGATTGATCGCTCATTTCCTCGTGTTAACCGTTTTCTATCTGGGCGATAACTGTACCCAGGTCCATATCCGATAGTTGGCGCTCGATTTAAGAATGCATTCCAGGCATGTTTCAGCCGAGTTCCTATTGTTGGCATAGTTTGTGTCTCCCCTTAGTTATTTTTGCTTATTACTCTCTTTTCTGTAGTTGCTACCATTCCAACGCCAATAATCGGCCATAGATTGACATCGGTTTGAACTATGAAATCTCTTCCAGCTTTCCACTTTCCAGAATCAATGGCATCATACTTTGTTTTGGCTACAGAGGCAGCTTCAGAAAAATATGATCCTTTTTTAGCCCACTTATCTGCTTTAGCATCGTATTTAAGAGCTTTAGCATCATCTCTTTGACCAGTTCCATATTCGCGAAGAGTATTAGCTTTTGATCGATACTTAGCAGTTTCCTGATCTGCTACGGATTTGTATTTTACATTACTCTTGTATTCTTTATTAAGAATCTTCTTTGCAGTTCTTGTATCTCTCTTCGATAAAAGACTAGACCCTTCAACTTTTGCATATCGCTGTTTTCCTTTAGCAGTTAAAGTACCATCTGTATTCTGGTAACGACGAACACCCCATTTCATTCCGAGTATTCCATGATGATAGAGTTCATTTAAAGTCATTTTGAATTTTCCTCCTATTTCAGATAATAAGAAGACTTCGCATTCTTGATCTGCTGTTCTACGAACTGTTCACCGAGTGTGATCGACTTCTGGGTCAAGGATTCAGAAGAATCGAGTTGCTTAATCGTCTTAGAACTCTTCTTATAATAGTTGGCACCTTTTGAAATCAACTTATTTGTTTTTGCCTGCGCACGTTCTGCTCTACTGGATTGCCAATTTCCTAAACCTTCCATCTTAAACAGAAGTCTGGTCTTATTCCGTTCCGATTTCCCGTACAATTTCGCGGCTTTGTTTTGCTGATAATCGGCATTCTCTGATGTTCTGGTAAGATTCTTTTCGACATTACTCTTATAGTTCTGGATCTTTCCTCCATATCGTTCTTTACCAGCTGAGGTCAATGTGCCGTCTGCATTCTGGTACTTTCGAACACCCCATTTCATACCGAGAACCCCAAAATGATAAAGTTCCCCATCAGTTGTTATTACATTATACATAATTATACTCCTACTCGTCTTTAAGTGTGTAATCTTTATAGAGACTAATACCATCTAAAGTAGCTTTTCCAACTCTAGCCAAGGCAAGACCGCCTGTAATTGGGGTAATACCAACGGATGCTATTAATCCTGCAACTGCCGTAGCTCCAACTGTAGCAGAAATACCAAAACGAAGAGCATCCGATGCAAAACGAGTCTTATCTTCAGATGGTTTCTTTTTCGTATGTTCTTTAGTTGAATTAAAACCATAATGTTGTCGTCCAGAAGTAGTCAATGTCCCATCTTTGTTCTGGTAACGACGAACGCCCCATTTCATACCTTTTACTCCATAGTGATAAAGTTCACCATTAGTCGTTACTATGTTATACATTATACTTCTCCTATTCAAAAGCATCTTTGTTCAGTTTATAAGCAACTAAAGCATCCATAAGTGCTGCAACCGCATCGATCTTCTGATCGGATCGTTTCTTTAAAAGTTTACGGTTACCATTTGTATCTTCCAAAGTAATACAATTACCCATAGTAAAAGTCATAAGTTTCTCATCGAACAAAAGCATTCGTTCTTCTGCAAGTTTCTTAAGTTCACCTAATGGAACAGATTCTGTACGAGAACCCTGAATAACTTTCTCGATCCCAAATGGCCCCCATTCCTGTTCCCAACGAGTTATAAACTCTTTTGCATTATATGGATCGAATCCAAGGCATCGAACATCATATTCTATCTCTAAAATATAATTGTCGAGATCCTCGTATACTTCATTCAGATCCAGAATGGTTCCTTCCATGACAATAAGGCTTCCTTCATCTATGAACTCCTCGTATTTCGTTCGAAGAGCTCCTGGAAGTTTATCCAACGTCAATCTCGAAATGTAATTTCGGGTCTTCACTCCAAAATATCCATTACTAAGCGGGAAGAGGAATGTAAAGGAACAGAAGTCATCACCCTGCGAAAGATCTATTCCGAGACTACATGGCATAGACCAGAAATTCTGACGTTTTGCAGTTGGTAATGTTTCTTCATAAGTGAAGTAATAAGTGAATCCTTCCATTGGGATTCCGAATCGTTTTGCTAAAATATCATTACGAGCTGCTGGAGCCTGTTCTGCTCGTTCCACATCGAGCTGATATGTTTCGTAGGTAACGGTTAAGCCGAGATTCGGATTTGCTTTTACCCACATTTCAGGATCATTCACTTCAGAAATATCATCGAGACGATACCACCAAATAGAAACATGCGGATTGTAGTATTCTCCTTTGAGAATCTTCATCAATTCCATTTTGACGGTATCGCCACTGCCATTTCGAATCGTTCCTTCGGAACTCGTAGCGATAATGAGGTAATTATCTAATTTAGATGCTCCCTGTTCCAAAGCACCAATGACATCCTCTCGGACATCTCCAGAAAGCCATTCATCAATGGTGCAGATCTTCGGACGTAATCCCTGAAGTTTGTCGATGGACATGGGACGAATTTCCAATAAAGATCCAGTTAAGAAATTCTCGATTCCTTTCTTTGTAGATGCCAGTTTCGGGCGATTAGCTTTGGAACCGGTTGTATTCTGTAGAGATCCTTCGGTCAGAAATTGAAATAGAATTCCTCTTGCTCTCGTGATGGCGGTTCGAATCGGTGACATTACCTCTTCGGCCTGTTTCATTGTTGGAGCAGTTGTAACCTGGTGAGTTGTTGAAGTATCAACATTCAAGAAGTATGCTTGTATGTTGGAATCATACATGGACTTAGCTGCACCTCTTGCTACGATAAGATATTGTTTATTGATCAACCGTTTCTTAATCGTTCGCAACTCGTAGTGTCCACCCTTTAGTCGTTTTCCATTCGGTACATAGACTTGGCGCTCTACGA